GTGAGATAATCCCAGATAATAGGCGAAATTTTGTATTGCGAACCAACTGAGTTAACAGAGTTCACTGATGCGTTATCAGATGCAGGAAGCATAACTGACTTGAGCAACTCAACAGCCAAGAATTCATTGTCAGGATGAACAATGAGGCTCTTAGGTTGAATCATTACTTTGTTGCCAGCTGTATCAACAGTTTGACGTAGCAAAGTAACCATTGCTTTCAGAGAGGTCATCGACAAATCAGCATCAGCTGCCAATTTGTTAGATGCTGCTCCTGCTCCAGGTGCCAACAAAGGATGATCAGTAGCAAACAATACTTTGCCGTCTGGGCCAGTTGTTGAGAAGCCTGTGTTGAAAATATCAGCAGAGGTGATTTCAACAGTGCTCATGAAAGCACGTGTCAATTTGCGGGGATTTGACGACATAACGTCAAATTGCAAATCGTCAATCAACTCTTGGCTGTTAGCCATCATGATGCCGTATTTCAAAGCAGTGTAAGTTTTGTCAAATCCTTGGTATGGACGTTGAAGCGGAATTGTTTCAGCTTCACCGACTTGGCCAGCAGGAACCAACGAACTCACTTGGGTTGATTGAGCGATACCAGTTTGCATATCTTTAACATTAAAGATTTGCTCGTATCGAGGTTGAAATGATTGAAACTCATCTTCAGCAATGAACTCAAGAGCAGGTAATGCTGCATCAAGTACCAAATCACTATAATTAGAACGTAAAGCAATAGACATATTTTAATCTCCTTTCAATTAAAATTAAACGCCAAGAACGCCGGATTTGTATGCATGCTTGTTAATTTTTACTTTAACTTGTGCATATGAACCGTAAGCATTAGATGCAATTTTGTGCAGGCCAAGAATCTTCAATTGAAGAGTGTTGGTTGTAGCAATGGTTGACGAATCAAGCGTGTGTTTAGAACGCGAGATAGCTGAATCACCAGCTGTTGCTACGATATCAGCGTTAGCAAATACGTCAGCTGCTGCTGCGTTTGCTGATGCTTGAATTGCGTAGACTGCATCTGGATCATCGCATACTGCGATTTCATCAACATAGGTAGCTGCTTTGCTTTCCAAAGCAACACCAAGCAATACTGAGCCAGCTGCAGCAACATCAACATCACCAGTGGATGCTTGAATAACTGCATCACCAGCGTAGATAGCATTACCAGTTTTCTTCAAGAATCGACGAACGCGGAATTGTTTGCCTTCATCATCAATCAATACAAAACCATATGGAACGTTTGAATTGGCCATTTTGAAATCCTCCCTCCTATAATTAGGATAGAATAGTGTTAATTATCGAAAAATTCTGCAGTAGAGACTTTAGATAATTCAGACTCTTGGACTTTCATGTGACGTCCACCACCAGGCACAGCCTTAGATGTGACGCTACTTAATTGTCTCTTCGATGACTCATTGATCGCATTGCGCTCAACAAGCACAGCTTCCTCTGAAGCATATGAAAGAACTAATTCTCTATTGCGTATTGTGTCGCCGCTACCAAACATATCTCGATTAGATTCAGACAAAGATTGTAAAGCATCTTTGGATAGTTCAGACTTTCTAAGAACACGCCAAATACGGCCCATCTTATCTTCAGTCTGAGTAGCTGCAATCCAACGCAGCTTATGGCCTACAATCTTAAATCCAGGATCGAGTTTATCGGTAGGACGGTAGCTAATAAATTTGAGTGATCCTTTTTGTGAAACTGCGCTCATTTTTGAAATCTCCTTGTAGCTCGACGAGCTGAACCTTCAAATGGTTTGGTCAATTGTGCACGAAACTTTTCAAGCTTTGCGCCTTCAATTCCCATCAACTTAGCAAAACGAATTTGCTGATCATCATCACCGATCTTTGGGCCGGTTTGCTGACGACTTTGTTGGCCTGTCATACGACTTTCTACAGAAGACATTGCAGATTTCGAAGCATTAGATCTAGCAGGAGCATACTCGGCTGCGACAATTTGCGATGCACGAAATAACAGCATGGGATCATTCTTGGTGTATTCCTTTTGCGAAATCATCTCTCGCATCTGGTTTGTTACACGCTTTTGAAAATCTTTATCTGTATTGAGCAACGGAAATTTCTCGTAGGCTTTAGCATCCTGAATGTGCTTCTGAGATTCTTGTCTGATCTCATTCTTCATTCCACTAGCTTGCAATTTCATCCAATTGGCAAATAGTGCTGGGTTTGCTTGGAATGCTGCAGCTTGCTCAGGCGTCAATTGAACATCTTCTTGTTCAGGTTGAACTGAGTTATTAGCTTGGAATTGATTTGCAGATAGCGCCTCAATCTGAGCCTTCAAAGCAGCGACTTCTTCAGCGAGTCTATTCTTATCTTGTGCGTTATTTTCTGTAACGTCACCTATTTCTTGGGTATCTTCCATGATGCCCCTCCCCTAAGTTTAAAAGATTAAACAGTTAAATCAAGCTTTTGATTTGACCTTAATCTTTTTCTTCACAATTGCTTTAGATGCGCCACGTGGGCCAGCTGCTTTCACAGTGTCAACAGCCTCACTAACAGGCACAATGCCTTTTGATTGTTGTGCAACTTGCTCTAATCGGGCTTTTCCGCCTTTGATTGCGCTTGCCATATAATTTCTCCTTAAATGATTGGTTTGCTAAATTCAGAAGTACGCTGAAGCATGCGAACATGCTTTCTAGGTGCTTCTTTTCTTTCATTATAAACGGCTGGATCTAAACTTCCAGTGATGAAGTTGTACAAATCAGACAATGCAGCCAATCGACCTAGCTGATGCTCGAGCTGTTCAAGCTTTGCTTTATTCGGGCTAATGCGATTGATCTCAATGATCTGAATATTTCTAGCTGTATCAATCATTCTCTGAACAAGCTTAATAGATGCTTCTTCTTTGCATCGATAAAGTTCAACAGATAACTGCTGCATCTGAGCGCCAAGCTCTTCAGCATTAAATGATAGCAACTTTTCAGATGATGATATTTTCTTTTTAAATGGCCACATGATTACACCAACGGTCCTGTTGCTTCAGATGGATTATTGCCAACTACTTGGCTCATTTGACCGCCACCTTGTTGACCAATCGCTGCAAATCCTTCTCGCGGTATCTGCATGCCGGATAAATTTGGGTTGCTGCCAGCTTGTTGAGCTTGCAACATTTGCATGTGACGTTGCTTGAGTCTCGCATACGCTGCGAGTGCTTCTTGGTTGAAGAGTCCAAATAAATCTGTCTGCTCGAATTTCGCGTAATCTTCAAGCGATTGCTGATGATTCTCATCCAAAGTAACTGTATCTTCAATCGCTGGATTTGCAAACATGCTGAATGAAAGTCTGTAAATTCTCTCAGCAGGTGTGATGCGCTCAACATAGCCTTGTGGCTTAGTTAGATAATCATCAACGCGACCAAGCTTGTTAACTTTTAGGAAATTCTTGCACAAATTATACATATTCTCAGGAGTCACAACACCAGTTTGCGTGAATGCAGGATTGATAAGAGTCTGCATCATCAGCACTGCTTGTTGTTGTTTCTCTGATTGGCTTTGACCTAATACATCAACTGAAATCTTGAAGTCATACTCGCCTTTAAGATCTTCACGATTAACTTTGCCAAAGATTGGCTCACCACGATCACCCGTTACGCGATAATACAATTCATCAGGCATACGCTCTCTGCATAATCGAAACAAAAATTGCAGAGTACGATCAATACAACGAGCCAATCTATCAAAATGGATCTCAAGCTGAATGCCAGCTTCTGAAGCCAACAAATTTGATCCTGTAGCATTTCGTAGAGCTCCCACTTTATCAGGTGCACGACCTAATTGAATGTCAGATATAGCAAGCAAGCCTTCAGCTTTAGATTCCATTGCCATCTCTTCTTGATAGCCAAAGCCTTGCAAGAATGGGAATTGGAATACTTTAATGTCATTTACGTCATCAACTGGAATGCCTTGGCCAGGCTTCACACGCAAAGATTGTGGCTTAAGTCCTGAACTTTGACGATATGCAAACATCGGCAACGATGCCAATGTACCATTGTCAATTCGCATATTAATAACTGATTCTTGATAGCGTTGCTCTTCATAAATTAATTCAGCAACACCAACACCATTTGAACGATCTGGAAATCCAACAAAGTCGCCTTTAAAGATTGGACGCAATCCACCAGGTGAGATGCGATGCAAATATGTCCAGCCAAGAACTTTGCTAGTTCCTTTATGTACCCACGCAACAATCTCGCGAGGTATCTTACTCAAATCAACTCTGTCATTTAACAAGTCAACTTCAGAATCGACGTATGCTTTTCCATACCACTCATAAACACAATGATACCCATTCTCGAATGCATTGAGCATCATGTCATCACCATCAGCACGCAAACGATCTTGCTTGATGTCATCTGTTTTTTCTTGAGAGTTAAAACGCGTGTCTTTAACTTTGATAGCTTCTTCAACAGCTTCATGATTGAAGAATCCAGATTCAGCTTTTTGCTTCAAGTCTTCATCAGACATGAAAACGCGATTGATGACCCAGGCTGATTCTTGAGGATCTGATTCACCAACAGGCAACACAACATCTTCCCACACAAGACGACGAACTTGTGGAGTTTCAATGACGTCAACTTGTGCTTTTTCACGCTCAACAAGTTTAGTCTCTGTCATTGGAACACCAGTGAAGTTTTCTTTATCGAAAATAATCTTCTCGGTGACTTCAAGAGTGGGGACTACTTCCTCATACTCATGAACTTCACGCTTCCAATGACATTTCAGATATCCAGATCCTTTGAATACAAGATCCCACAAAAACTTATCAAACTCTGCACGAGCCCCAAGCTTGCCATTGCAATAACTTGTCAGCACAAAATCCATGAACTGTTTTACTTTTTGTTCACGATCTTTAAATGGCTCTTGACGAGCTTCAGCATTGTAGAAGCCAGATGGATTTGAAAACAATTGCCAAAGACGTGCATGAGTTGCTTTGCCATATTTCAAAATCAATTTAGATTTGAAATTAGATGAGTTTTCCCATGGGCCAAAGTTGCCTTCAGATGTTAAATCACGCCATGAATTCTCAAAGACTTGATGACGACTCAGATAAGTTTGTCGTTGATCGTTTGCATGTTGCCAACCTTCAATGACAGTTGATGCAATGTATTCTTCATCAATTTTGCCAATTGATAGCGTTTGATCTCGTTTGGAGACTTCTTCTTGATCCAAAATGATTTCCTCCGTAAGTATCTAAGCCATCGATTAGGCTGATGATTTCATTGCCCTCAGTATCCTTTGGTTTTGAACCAAGCACAAGAGCCACCTGCATGACGGTATCCAATAAATCGTCATTTTTCTTGACAGGTTTATCCTTTAATTCGCCACCATTACGTGATCGAAATCTATCCCATGCCCAATTCTCAATTTCATGGATAAAATCTTCATTAAATCCATCAAATACAAAGAAGTCAGGACGTGTGATCTCATTGCGTTTCTTAATATGAAGCCATTGTTTTAAAATATCGATCTTGTGAGCAACGTTTTTCGGACACACTTCAACTCGTGGGCCGCCTGCACCTTTAGGACCAATCATGTTTTCTAATTCTTCGCGAACCGAGATTCGACGTGCTGTTGGATCAGTATTGGATTTTTGCCACAATGGCACCGATGATGCGTTATCAATAAACGTGCGAACTATGCGAGCTTGCAATCCATCTTTAATTGGCAATTCACCACGTGCATAAATAATTTGATTGGCTATCTCATCTATTACGCCATCAGCGTAGATGGATTTCAGCAAAATTTTTGCGCCATTTGGAGCTATTGCCATCCAACTGACAGCCCATTTCTTATTTGGATGTGGGTCAATCGATTCATAGATTGGCCATTGAACTGGAATGTCGAATTTATCAATTACATGTTTTGAGCGATCCCAATCTTTAAAGATTAGTCCCGAAATTTGTACAAAATCACCATCTACGCGAGCAGCTTTTTCCTCTTCAGTAAACTGACTAGCAAATTCTTCAAGGCGCTGCATACCAAGCTTCTCATCGCCTTCGCCAATGTTTTTGGCATTGATGTTGCGTTTGAATTTCACATAATCTCGTAGAGGATCATCGTGATTTTTCATCTGTTGGAAAATTTCATATAACCAAGGTGACATCAAAGGCGTGCCTGTCATATACATACGCCCACCACGGTCAACGCATGAACGCCAAAGCGCCTTCCATATCCATGCAGGTGGTGGCTCGTCGAACCAAACTACATCATAGTCAGAGCCTTCAAATACCATCTGATCCTGATCCCATGAAAAAAAATCAGTCGTTGATCCACTAGTCCAGAAAATGCGTTTCATAGCGCCACCTTGATGGCGATCAATTTTGCGTATGGAATTAGTTGGCGACCACTCTTTTATTTTTGGCTCTAAGATTTGCTTGTTGTGATTTTCGAAGTCCGGCCCGACGATTGCTGTCTTGAGTGGAACTTTGTTTTTCTTGTATGGATGCGTGCCAGTTGCACACCAAATATGCTCAACAGCGCCACATGCAGTCTTGCCTTGTCGATTGCCAGCAAACACCATGCAAATTCGTTTGTTGAGACGATGGAATTCTTCTTGGCCAGCGTGCATCGTCTTGGAGTAATCCTCCAATCGTTTTGCTTGACGTGATTTTTTTAAATCCATCACATGCTGAGCAATGGCAAGCAATTCTTCTTGAGATTTTCCTTCAAGATTGCGAAGGCTAAGTTTCGTAGGACTCGTCTTCTCTGTCGTCATCTAATTCGATGCCTTCCTTTTGAAGATCTGCTGATGCTCCATTGATCATTGCCAAGAGAGCTTCTTTTGGTGTGTTGACATCAACGCGCTCAATCTGATGTTTCTGCGCAGGCGAGTGTCCAGCGAGTGCAAGAAGATGCTTCAGCACATCGGCTTTGACTTTATCGGAGCCTTCGCTAAATGCGAGCTTCATAAGCATAATCAGCGACTCAGAGCTGGTATCTTGGATGGCTTGTGTGAGTGTGATCTTCTTATTTACAAGCTTGAGAATTGTAGGCGCTAGACGTTTCATCGCAGCTAGGTCATCCATCGCATCAACG